GTATGCTTCTAAATCTTCCAGATTTGTAACTGCCGGGATGTCGGCTCCTAATAGAGCAACACCCGCTAATACTCGTTTAAATATATTTCCTTCGTGTTTATAATTCCAAAATATTTCAGAACTAACACGTTTATATAAACCCTGTTTAATTGCCCGATACACAATATCAGGAACATCCTTAAGACTCGCTATCAGTTTTTCACCGACACGTTTTAAACCAGCCGCCCATCCGAGAGCAGGGTTACCATCAGCCATTTGCTCTTCATTATGACCTAACTTAACAGGCGGTTTGACAATACCTTTTAATTTGCTAAAATTATCTACTATATCATCAAGATCGGCTACTGTATATTTATCACCGTTCCATGTTCCTACACTGAAGATCTCAGCATCAAAATCATGTTTCTTGGACGGAGTTTTCTCAGCCTGTTTCTTTATCCATTTATCATCAACCTGTTCCCATCCGTTCTTAACAGCCGTCCAAGCAACCTTTGCCCGAGTCTCTTCATCCTGTCCTTGTTTCTCTGCACCATTGTAAGCTTCGAGCCATACTTTTTGAGCAGCCGTTGGTAAACTGTTTTTTATAGTGTCCGGTAAATCTGATATTGTTTGATAAGGCATTTTATAATCTCCTTCCTTTGGGCAAACAAAAAGGGATGACTGATTAGAGGGTGAGCTCTCACCAGCATCCCTTTTTATTCTCTTATTAAGAAACCCGATAGCTTATCGGATTGCCCGTTAATTATTCCTTTATTTTATTCGTATTAAATATATCTAATAAAATATCTTTAATGCGAAAATGATCCGTTAAATCCGAAACATGAATAAAAATACCTCTTTTATCATTATGTTTTAGATCTTCCATTAAAAATTCCGCAATATGTGGCCCACCATCATGATAATATTTAAATTTAATAATTTCATTACTCATTAAGCCACCATTTTAATATTCTTCATATCCTCCGGTACTTCATGATGACAGCCATCACAAAGCTTGTGTGGCTGTGAGTAAGCCTGTGTTATATCTTTACCAACATGAGTAAAAATACCTTCTCCAAAGGCATCAATACAACACGTGGTTACATCTCCACTACTCATTATCATGACCTGACCATCTCGGAGCCATTGACAAGGATAACTGTAATCCGGTTCAAACCAATCTACCAGACCAGCCCAATTGTTAGGCTGTGTTATAAAATCAAAAGAAAGCTGACCTTCGATTCCAACATCCTTGAATATCTTAATCGTTCTTGCCGTGATATAAGCATCATGCCCGGTTATATCTATATGACTGATACCGGCTCTCTTTAAACCGACAGCTAATTCCTGTGTCATTAACTTTCCGTTTGTATTCAAATGAATAGGTAATGCTACAGGTAACTTTAACTTCGCGTATTCAACCATACTCACAAGTTCAGTATGTAATGTTGATTCGCCTACACCAAACAGGTTTAACTCCTTTTGTGTTCCATGTTTTACAAAATGCCGTACCCAACCTATCGCTATTTTAAACACTTCAACATCCATAAGACCGACTTTTCTATGTTCTCCCTGAATCGGTGATGGACAGTATGGGCACTTATTATTACACAAACTCGATATCTCAATACTGTTTATTGTGGTTATCTTTCGCATTGTGTTTTCTCCTTTATTACCCTTGGACAAGCCCGACATTTTAATTCAATATCACCCTGCTCTACTAATCGCCTTACCGTTCCACCTAACCAAATTTCTTCCCCACAGATACAAGTAGTATAGTATGTAGCCCATTCAAATTGATAAGGATGAGAGCCGTTTTCAACAGTTCTTATCCCGACAGTTTCTTGCATTATCAATCTCCCGTTCCATAGGGAGGAGTACCAGTATATTTTTCGGTTTCGGAAGGATCACCGGCTACTTCAAATGTCTCTGGTACTAAAGCAATTTCACCATTATTAGTTATAAATACTCGTGTTATAACATTACAAATAGGGCAATCTATAACTAACTGACCTTCACAAAAATACGGTATTAGTTCTCTAATCTTGTATAACTCCGCTCCACAAGCAAGACAACATACGTTAGTCATTTTCAGTTTCCTCCTTTTTAAATTCAATCGGCTCCCATTCTTGATCAAAAACCTCTTTATCTTTTTCTGTAACTTCTAATTTAAGCATTTCAAAAAGAGATTCCATATTTCCAACTAATTGTCTAAAGGCTTCTTCTCTATCCTTTATTGATCTTCGTGGATCACAGGTCTTTGCAAAGTGAGTTCTGAAGTACCAGCTTAATAATATAAGCCCTGTCATATAAGCAAATCCTAAAACACCGTCCTTCGTCTCATGTCTTTTAAAGGTTAAGCTTATCGCCGTAATTACTTCAAATATCCAGCCTCTTGATACCTCACCACCTTTTTCACCGATGATAGGTTTTACAATAGTGTGTCTTTTTATTATCGCTTCAATAGATTCAATCCAGTCATAAATTACATCGATTATGTTTTCCATTTTGTGTTTTCCCCCTAAAGTTTTTATTGTACCCCTGCATACCACCATCAGACACATCCCGAAAATTAAGTTCAAAACCGCAATCAATTAAGAAGTTCTTTAAGATACCAGTTGCCGTTCCCTGATGTGGATATCCGTACTCGGCGAACTGCTTGTCTGTAAAAAAAGCGTCATTCGGAGCGTGTGTTTCCAGCTCTATAAATCTAACCCGCTTCAGTGTTTCCTTTAAACCGTTATTCGGGCTGAATATCTCGTACTCGCTACCTTCAATATCCACCTTCAATACATCAATGGTATCGAAGAGAGAAAGTATATGTTCAAATCCTATCGTCTGTACAAATCCGGCATTAGGATGATTATCCGATCTGAAAAACGTACCGTATTGACCATGATTAAGACCGGAGTTCGCCCAAGATAAAGAACGAATCTCCCCTGTCTTTGCTGCAACCGCTGACCAGAATGGACGGATAATATCGTTCAATTGATTATTAAACGTGTTCCGTACCAGATTCCTAAAATTCTCATGATGTGCTTCTATTGCCATTATCCGTTTAAAGCCCTTTTCAGCAGCAAAGAATAACGTACTACACCCAACATGAGAACCTAACTCTAACATCGTGTCACAGGGGCCGTCATAAGCTTCCATGTACTTTGTACCATCATCCAATATGAATTCATCACACTCAGCCAATTCCATCATAACAACCCGGTTATTAATGTGCGGATGTCGTATCTTAATTATCGGATGTATTTCCCTTCCATTTTTACTACAGTACTTGTCCTTCTCTGCCTGACTACTGAACTTGTACCGTTCAATATCGATACCGTAATCCTTTTCAATACTTCTCCATGTGCTACAGGTACATTCAAAATAAATAGTTCCAATTTCATCGGTCTCACGTTGGACAATCCGAGCATTGCAGTTCATACAGATTCTTATTTCATGATTTAATGCTTCTGTTACTGTCTCAACTTCGTATGCTGGCATGATTCCTTTTCTCACACTTACATTTAAGATAAATATTACTAATATTTTTTGGAGTAATAACACCTCCACACTCTATACAAATTTCAACTGTTACTTTAATACCTAAACTCACAGCATTTATAGTACAATTTAATTGACCTAATTTCTTCATACTGTTTCCTAAAATTCAATAGGTTCCCTGACCGTCTTATTAAATGCATTAAACAATGGATGTGTTATTTCTTCCTTGTATAACCCGATTATTATAGGTGTCGTATTAAATAACGGATCAGGTAAATACGATAGAAGAGCATTATCAGCGTCCATATTCCTTTTGAAATACTGTAACCATGTATCAGGACTTTTAATATTTATATGACTTGGATCAGTACCTTTGTCCATACCTATATTATGTACCTGTCTCTTTCCGACCCTGACAACTTCTGAAAGTACTTTATCGATAATACTTTCATCAATATGTTCCAGAAGAGCAAGGGATGTTACAACATCGAAAGACTTATCCTCATACGGAAGATCAGCTACACTGCCAACTCTAATGAACGGATCACCACTTGCTTCAACGGCTGTTTTAGAAATTTCGACCCCCTCGATATTATGAAACTCCCGTCTTCGCCATGCGTTCATGACCTGCCCGACACCCGATCCAAGATCAAGCACCTTCATAGTTGGCATCAACCCTGCATACGCAATCATCAACCCGATATAATAATCCTTGCTCTGTTTAGCCCAATCAGGTTCAGGAGTATCGATATACTGATGACGATACCATTTTCTACTGTACTCTTCCTCGTACCATGAGCCGTCTATGTATTGCTGGTTAAGATTCATTTTCTTTATATTTTATAAGACCTTCTTTTTTAAGACATTCAATCTCTACCGCTCCTTTGATCGTTATACCCAAACACTTTTTCCCACCTCCCAACAATTTAATTCCATCTTTAATGTCACTTATGGGATCAGCTTCATCATAATCAGCCCATGAATCTTGTAATGTAATTTCATTTTTCATTTTGTATTTCCTCCGGTATATTTTGATGACAAGTCTTACACAGTATAAAGGGCTTGATCTCCCGATCTAAAATATCTCCATCAAGTACCGATCCGAACTTTCCTAAATCCCTGTAATCATAACAACACGGCGAGATATTACCTTCCCTCGATATATAACCACGACCTTCGATTAACGGAGTACAGGGAATACTCGGTAAATAAAAATACTGATTTTCAAGTTCAAGCTGACCCGCCCAGTTATGAGGGGCAAGCAATACACCGAGAGCGTACATAGTTGGCATCTTCACAGAAGCAAAACATTCAAGAGCCCGTCTTGCATGAAACGGTGAATGAGCAGATATGTCGATTCTATCAATACCCGAATCCTTTAAAGCCTGAGCTAATGCCCGTGTCATATTCATTCCGTTAGTACAGAACTGTACATGGCGATCTCCCATTACTTCCTTTACACGTTTGGCACGTTCCGGTAGATTCGGATCAAGACAACTCTCACCGTTACCGTTCAGATTAACCTCTTTCTGTGTACCGGCAACACACAAGCTGTTTAATAGCTCTAAAGATTCTGTAAAAATAGCTTCTTCCATGATCCCTAACTTTCGACTGCCGTGTTTTACAAGTAGCCGGTTGATACAGTACCTACATTTGAGCTGACAGATATTCGATAGCTCGATAGTTGTAATTGTTTTAAGTGTTATCATGTTCCCTCCTTATTTAAGCACTTCCGAATGTATAAAAAACAAAATTTTTAAGTTCAGAAATAGACGGCTTTGTTTCATTGAGTTCTTTTTTTAATTCCTCACGTATAGATGTATAATAATCACTTTCATTTTCTTTATTGAATAAATCAGATATATTTTTTATTGCTTTTTCTTTCGTTTCAGCTATTGCTAATGCATCTCCTGAACTATGCTGTTTTAATGCCTCAAGATCGTTCCATTTAAATACCTTTAAGTTAGCCATTAGTGTTCCCTCCTTATAATTAACCGTATGGCTCTACATCCGATTTGTTTGAATTCAATTTTTCAAGTTCCGTTTCTACATCAACAATAGCACACCTAATTTCTTCAAGCTTAGATATTATGTCACTTCCAATATGATTAAGTTGATTTACTAAATTCAAATAATCAGCGTCAGTCATCATGGTTTCCTCCTAACTAACTTCAATCGCAGTTCCGTTGGTTTTATTGATTTAATTCTGAAAATACTTCCCTTTAATTCAACCTCTTCGCCGATTTCAAAAACACCACCGTGATCAGGATATTCTTCAACTAATTGCTTCCACTGTTCCGGTATAACCTGTACAAATGTGCCTTCTCCTGTGTCCATTTTATTTTCTCCCTAATAAATAAGCGAGTAGATCAGTTAACCTCACCCTGACACCTCCTGATTATTCTTAGAATAACCACACCAAAAAACTTGATACCCTGTGGAAGTATTCATCCACTGCCTACCGTTATAACTACCAAGTTTTTTCTACTCACTGTATGGACGGGGTCAGCCCCATGCCGACCCCGCCACTTAGGAGGAAACACATGACCCATGTTTCCATGAGTCCTCCCCTCACCTCGCTTCACAAACGTGTGTGCCTCCCAAAGATTGTTTAATACAACTCACACATACCGGCATGTATAACGTACTTTGATAAACAATACAGTATAAAATCATCTCCCTGTAATCAAATAAGCCGTTACAGATAATACATTTGATTTTAGTCTGTATCGTCATTTTTATAAATATTTCCTGCTTTTTCTAACTCATGACAAAATTCACATTCAAATGCTGCCGGATGTCCATGTAATCCGATCCACTTATGATCACATTCTTTCACAGTTAAACTTTCGATAGCCTTATCAAGCGATAGTTTTAAAAAGACGCGAGATTGTAAAACTAAGTTCCTTAATTCTTCTTCGATCTCTTTAGCAGAAACTTGAAACTTCGCTAAATCACCAGCAACGTTGATCAACATACTTATATCAAAACCTTTTACCAGAATTTCTTTGACTTCGCGTTCAGACATCAGTTCCATCTTTTCCGCAATACTATTACCTTCTATCGGTTTACCTTTCATCGTGTTTTCTCCTTTTGGTTTTTCAGTTTTCGGCTCTGAATTAGTGTACACTCGCCTTTTTTCAAATCCTTCTGTTACTACTGCCTGTTTCATCGTGTTTCCCTCCTATTGTTCTAAAAGTTCCTTCCCGAATCCGGCATGGGGCATACCCTTTACCGGAATCCTGTTCTCCTTACCACTCCAATCATCAATAGCCGTCACGGCCACAAGTAAACTCCTACATTGATAATGATTCGGAGGTGTACGTTCAGCCCACTGTTTCCGAATCTTGCCGTGTAACGACTCACACACGTCTGTTACCCGACTATCAAGTATTGCACTATACTCATACGATACTATAAAACCCTTGAACTCTTCCCTACTGAATAGAGCCATACGACCTTGATTGATAGCATCTGACGTGTTTGTCCGAGCTATGTTTTCCAAACGAGCAGGGATGTTAGTCGCTTTACCGGCAGCGTCATACTCAGGTAACATCGATTTCAACTGTGTATCATAAGCCATTGACCGGATTACCTCGTCAAGTGTACTATCATATTTAATACCGTTCTCTAATATCCGTTGCACTGCATTCAGAACATCTTGATCCAAGACACCAGTGATCTTCATGGCTTTGGAAGATAGAAAACGCTCAGCCTGTGTCTTATCCATGTTAGGTGATATGTTAACCAGCTTTTTTGAAGGGAGCTCCTTCTGTGCTGTAGCGTAACCGTTATCAAGGACGGACTTTAGATTGACTCTTAAGAGTTTCCGCATCGTAACGAGCTGACCTTTTGGAATACGAATATTCTCAACTTCTTTCGGCTTGACATTGCCTAATGACCTATTACCGACTATACTGATTATCTGCTTCTCGATACTCTGTCGAGCTAACGCCATGGAATCTGCTAAACCATCAGATATAACCGTATCGTGATTATCAAGCGTCCCCTCGATCTTAGCAAAGTTGACACGCCGTAACCATTGCTTGTTCTGCAACTCCTGACGAATGTACTGTGACAAGTTACCCTTTGCCGAGATCCAGTCCTCTTGATCCGGTATCTCAATCATATCTTCAACATCATCTCCGGTTTCAGGTTCTTCTTCAGCGTCTTCGGATTTATCAGGGAATCCCATCAATCGTCTTACATGAACCTCATCACTGTCTGACTTGGTAACAGCATTCTTAGAAATAAGTTCTCCCCATGATTTAGCGAGATTCGTCTTCTGATCATCACTCAACGGCTCAAACGAAAACCACGGAAAAGTCTTAGTTCCGAAGTTCCAGTAAGCGAGCTCTCGGAATACCTGTTCATTCAAGGTCTCTGTCAGCCTGTTCGTGATATGATCGAGTACCCAAAGAAAAACCTTAAAATGTACCTCACTCTGGGCGTAACTTCCAGTACTACCCTGTTCCGACATTCCCAAAAGATTAGGAACAAGCATAGCTTTTGCAATCGACTTGTCGTGTTGAGCAATAGCCCTATCGTAAGCGTCTGTTCTTAACGGTTGAAAACTGTTCAACTTAACGTTAGAAGGAACGTGAACACTGCTCTTAGCCGACATATTCGATAATAAAGCTTGTAGTTTAACCTTCTGAGGATCAGTTAACCCACCTTCTACCTGAGCCCATATAAAGCCACTGGCATGACGTTCAAGATGAATGTTCTGAAACTTGATAACAATATCCTTAGACCAGTAAGACCGGTAACACGCTCTTAAATCAGATTCACCGTAATGAAGATCGATATCAGGCTGGTGTACGAAATGAATAACCTTCTCAATAGGTATCGGTACTATAGCAGCAGTAACATTCTGTTCCAACCCAAAAAGATTGCCGTGTTCATCCACCATAAAACCATTCAGGAAGGTATCAAAAGGCCTAACCTTCATATCTTTCAGACCCCACATAGTACGGCCTTCGTACTCGATAGGTTGATATATCTTTTCGGTTATGGAAAATCCGTTGTAAAGTGCTGATAGAATACCGGTAAGATTATCCGTGAAACTACCCTTGATCTGCTTAATCATGAAGTTAAAGAAATCAGCGATTTCTTCCATGTATTCAACTTCTTCATCAGGTGTATCTTCGGTATCGAAATAGTATGGCCGTGACAGGATAGCGTCTTGTTTAAATCGAAGAACAGCCTTGATCTGTTCATCCAGCATCATCTTACGATATACACCGTTACCCTTTTTGATAATCAGGTCATCCGGCGAATACTTTGGAAAATCTCGACCACCATAAAGTATGGAATCATCGAAACCGACTTCGCCCATAGGTGGACTCTCAGCCGGTTGTGTTTTAAATAGATTAACGAACTTGCTTATTGGATTCATGTAATATCCTTATTAAAAAACTCAATCGCATTAGAGAACATTTTACCATCTACTGTTGAAATATTGATCTCTATTATTTCACCCCTTTTCAAATCTCGTTTAGTAACACCTATTGCTAATTCTTTATTCATAGTCTTCTCGAAACCGGATGTCTTTGTTAACTTAACACATTCGCCTGTCACGTCTTGACCTACCATATTTTCTCCTTACCAGTCTGACTCTACCGACTCCATATCATCACCGGAACCTATATCAACATTATCACTAAACTCCGATAACGGCTCCGTTCCATATCTAATATCGTCAATGTGATGATTGTCTCGATCTGCCGGCACGTTAGTTGTCTCCCCATATTTGTCTTTTAAAAAATGATACAACTGAAACTCGTTTATAGTCTCTTGGCACGTCTTATCAATTATGATCTCTTGCTGTTTCAGCCATTGAATACCGTGATTGATTGAACCCTTACCCTTCTTAGCTCCAACAGCGTTTAACCCATGATCACACAGTTCCCTGATACTCTTAGGCTCCGCAGAATCACAGGTTATTAGATCACCGGAATTTATAAGCCGCTTCAGGTCACTTGCAATTACATCATTGGTAACGTTCTTTTCGTGATACTCGTAAACAATGTATAATCGCTGTAACCCTCTGTGGTAGTACATCCGATTAAAAGCTGTCGGATGTGCAGTATATCCAAAATCAAGACCATTGTAAAAATGATCGAATGTTTTTAATATAGGATCATTGAGGATGTCTGCCGTCTTCCAATTATTAAAAATAAGACCGCCGAGAATACCCCAATTTCCCAAAGTATAGACTTGATAAAAATAATCGTCTTTTTCATCTTCGAGCTCCTTAATATCATCAGGTTCAAGGAAGCGGTTATCCTTGTAAGTGGTTTTTAAAATAAGAAGACTGTCATCCCGGTACTCTGTACTACCGTCTACCCAGCCTTTGAAATAATCTTTAAATATCCAATGGCTCTGAAATATCGGATTAAATAACAACGTTATTCGTTTCTTTAAACCGCCTGTCAAGCCCCTGAGTCGTTTCTTAAGCTGTGTAATATCGTTTCTACTGGTCTCAGTAGCTTCCTCAACTAAGATATCAGTAACGATACCCTTCTCCGGTGTTATACTCTTTATTCTATCAACATCTTCCAAACCCGCACTAATACTCTGATACCCATTAACACAAGTAATAGACATATTAGTCGAATGTATTTTAAAAAGATCATCTAAACCGTACCGCCGGATAGCTTTCGTCTGTTCATTGAACGTTGATCCGCGAATATACTTACCGACTTTTCTAACGTTTAAATAATTTCTCCCACCTTTTAAAAGATCCCGAATACAGCGTTGTGCTGCAAAATGTGACTTACCGGCTGAAGCTCCACCGAATATGATCTGTACTCTAGTCTCGTTCTCCAATAATGGTAAGTAAACCTTGTTAAACGCTTCTTTCTTAAAATCAACTGTGTAGCCCACCGTTAAACACCAGTTACCGTAATCTTAATGTCCTTCCCACCCTTACCTGTCAGCTCTTGCCTTTCCACATAACCCCTGTCCTTAGCTTTACACTTCAAATAGAAACAGATCGCCCAGCTCGCTTCGTTCTTGATAGCTTTTAAAAGCTTGCTCTCAGCGAAGTCCTTCATACTCTCGGTTATTTCTTCTTTCTTGGCTGTTAGTTCAGGATCTTTTTTGATACGTTCAGAAAGGGATGGATAAGCCATATTCAGTTTCTTGGCATCAACAGTTATAAACCCTGCCGACTTTTCAAGTGCTTTGATTATGTCTTTTTTAGTAGCTTTCATAAAAAATCTTTTTATGAGTAGGTTTTTTAGGAAGATATAAGGGTGACACACCAATTACTTGTCTGTCAAGACTTTTTTTGGGCCCGTAGAAAATTGCGTTGTAAACCCCTTATACTATAGGGAATATCAGACCTTCAAAAAGCTGTGCAATGAGAACCTATAATTGGCTGATTTAATTAGATTTTATTCCACGTAAAAACTAATATCGCTGTTAACAGACCCAAGACATTTTCTTAACGTTAAATAAGCCCCTGTATCACTACAAGCACCACCTATTCTTAAAGCCCATCTTCCATCATGACCTTGAACAACCATTCCATATAAGACTCCGGCTTTTTTAGCGAATATAGGTGTCGATTCGTTAATCATAGAAAAAGGAATAACGCTTTGTTCTACATCAAACACAATTTTTTTCATAGTATTTTCTCCTTATTTCTTAATATTTTTAATCCCTTCCTTACACCAGAAGATCACTTGTTTAGGTACGGATCTGCATTGTTCATCAGCTTCGATAATTATTTTTTCATACACTTCAAGATAGTCTTTGAAGTCTACATACAGCCTGTTCTTATTAGGGTCTAATTTTTCATTCATACTTTTTCCTTTATCTTTTTGTTTAGCAGCCTTAGAAGAAGACACGAACAAAGGTGTTCTCCCATCACAACCTTCGCACGTGAATCCACCTTCGTAGTTCTTTAGAGCTATATCCATACACTTAGGATATAGTTTACAGTTTCGATTTCTGTTTTCTTTTGCCATGTTTTTTCAAACGAGCCCTTCCTTCTCAGCAAACCAGACTTCAACTGATACAGTACCAGAATCAAATAGATCCGGCCAGCTTCCTTCTTTCATTACTGACTTCGGTATCCAGAAATCACCATCACCATCATTAAATCGTACAGCAAGATCGGAACTATCAACAGTTTCAACATCAATCTCTGCGTACGCTTTATTTATAAAATTATTCATTACACAGATTTCCTTATAACCTAATATTCTTTATTTCAACAAACTTATCGTGATACGCTGAATTCAGATACTTGAAGAAGTTCTTACTCCACTGGTTATAGTGTAGTTGAAACGTGTACTTCGGTATCAGGGCAGTGATTCGTTGAACAGTGGTTTTTGGATTTTGATTCACGAACTCTGCTGCCTGACAAGCGTTCTTGATTTTATCATACTTGATCTTCTTATCCGGTTCCTGAGTTTCTTCTTCCGGTGCCTGAGTTTTTTGTTCTGTTTCCGGTGTTTCTTTTTCCTTCGACTCGGATTTTTTCTTTTTGGAATGTACAGGTAGTACGGAGTCCTGCAGGTCGTTTAACGTGGTTCCTTTGTTCATCTGATCAATTTTTTTAGTCATGGTTTTTCACCTCCTTTGTTATTTGCAGTCACCAATTACTTTTATTTTAAAATGACATATTGTGCCTGATGGTGGCGAAGCACTATCACTACAAAGCGGAATACCGTATTCTTTCATCGAGTTATTAAATTCAAATATACGATAACAGAATGCTATCCATCTTGGAGTTTTTCCTTTGTCTAACGGAATAACTCTTTTAACTTTCCATGATGAATAAATACTGTTTTTATAATCCTCTATAAAACATAGAGCGGCTTTTTTTGTCTTAAATATCATGAGACCGATTGTACTTTTATCTGCTTCAATTATAGTGTTATCTTTGTATAATTTAGTAAATCCTTCATCACGTTTCGAAGTAACACAACTTTTATCATCCAACGTGGTTACTTTGAATCTGATCATGTGTTTGACTCCTTTTCAGCCTGATTTAATAGAGATTTTTTCTTTATCTATTTTCATCAATTGTTCATTTACTAATTCCTGCGATCTTGTAATTCGTTTAACGAGGTCTTCTCTTCGAGTTGCTTCCGAGCATGATCTTGTTCTAAGCCGTGTAGGGTAAGTCTTGCCCCAATAGCGACAGAATACAGACTTTTTTATTTCGCGACTAATAATTTCATTCGGTTTTAGTGTTTCTATCATATCATCAGTTGATTCCGTTACTTCTTCTTTAAACCAGTTTTCAATAAAACTATCGATTTTAATTTCAGGTAAGCTGATTTCCGGCATATCCTTTAAATCAATACCAAAATCATTTACGAAATTATAAAGACCTTCATCCGTTATTTTTGCATATTTAGAATTTATAAGAAGTAACTTTTCTCCTGCTTCCTTCTTTGATTTAGCTTCTATCTCTACAACTGGAATGCCTTTAATTTTATATCCTTCTTCAACCAAGGCTTTAACTGCGTTCAACCTTGTATGTCCGTCTAATATATTTCCATTCCATACAAAAACTGGAAACGAAAAACCATATTTAAGTATCGATCTTTTTAATTTAATCAAATCCTGTTCATCGATACTCTTAAGATTAGCCTGAAACGGTTTTATTTTTTCAATAGAAATAAGTTTGGTATATTTACATCTTAGCGGTATAGTTGACATATCTTACCTCCTGTTTTATCCATTATTTTTTTTCTTAATATTTGATTAAATATAGAGTATACTATCCACCATATTTCCGTTTCTGAAAACATTTTAGTATCGTATAATTTTCTTGCAAATCGCCATTCAAACGTTTCTATCTTTTTATGACAACTTCTACATGATAAAATTATATTTAAAATATCGGTTATTCCTCCAAACCTTACGGGCAAAATATGATGGCCGCTTAAATCAATATCGGTTTTTTTATTACAGAAAATACAACGTTTAATTATTTTTTTATATTGATTTTTTATTTTCCTAAATGTGTGTCCATATAACGTTTTGTCTTGCATCTGTTTTGCGTTTTTATTTAAGACAGGAAGTATTTTAAATTTCTGATCCTTCCATCTTTTCTTTGTAGCTATACCGATTCTAATTTTTGTTTTTTCTGAATGATAATTATTCTTTAATAGTTTTTTTCTTTTCTTCAGACTCTTGCTTACTTTTTTTCTCATTTCAGAAGTCTTATTTCGAGCAATCAATCTTTTTATTCTTGCTTTATTTTTCCCCGCTTTTCTACACGTATTTTTTTTCTGATCACTTTTTTGATAACAGTTAATAGAACAAAAATGATACTTTGATTTTTTATAATTATAATAACTTGTCCATCCCTTTTCAGTACACCTATCACAAATAATCGGTACAACTCGATGTTTATTTTTATATAGTTTTCCACCTTTAGATAAACATATCCCTGATATATCCCATCCAGCTTTTTTTAAATTTATAATGTCAGAATTTTTCATTTTATCGTTATGAATACCTTTAAAATTCGATTTTAAAGGACGTAAGATCGATTTTAAGGGTACTTTCAACAAAAACGTGTACCTTTATATGGGTTTTTTAAAACGTCCCCTTTAAAATCAATTTCACGTCCTTTCCCCTTTAAACGTCCTGAGATCGATTTTAAAGGTATCTTAAAAAAGTCCATGTTTCCCCACGTATTCAGTTAAAACGTCCTGTTAAAATCAATTTAACGTCCTTTAACACGGTATTTTAAGGAATTCAACTAATTTTTTAAATTATTTTTAATAAAATCTTTTTTTAATTTTTATTTATAGTTATTTTAGATAGTTATACACTATTTTAAAACTATTTTAACTTTTTTTAAAAAAAAAGCTTGACAAGATAAACATTTGTAACTATATTAAAGTTTCCAATGAAAACACCTCTCACCATATACCGGAATCAATTGAACAGAGTACGAAAAGAGATGGACAATGTTTCCACGATTGATTTCACAAGTAATGTTAACGAAACAATAACCAGTAGTCGGAAGTTTCAATAATTCTGTAATTCTACACTAACCTTGACAAATTGAAATCTTAAGACGGAATTAAATAAGTAACTTCTGTTAGATATTTTGTATCTTGTAACATTGTACAAGTAATTATTTAATATCTTTTCCAGTATGTCCTCAAATTGACTGATAATTGAGATCAAGAATTAATTCGATTTAAGATATAAAAAAACCTCCTCCTTTTTTTTCGTAATTCCTTAAAATCCATGAAGTTTTATACTTTGTGGATTTTATAGGATTTATGAATATTAACTATCAAACTAAAAGGAGGTTATTATGTGTGAAGGAAATTGTGCCAATAACGGAGGAAAATGGATTACACCTACTCGTAGAACGGCTATCTATGAACGTGATCATTATTCCTGTTCATACTGTAATAAAACAATTATAAATCAAAGCTATTTAACTTTGGATCACGTCCTTTCACAAGAGCTTGGCGGAACTAACGGAAGTCGTAACCTTGTGACTGCCTGTAAAGCCTGTAATTCAACAAAGGGTTCAAAGTCTATACGAATGTTCTTTAAGTGGTTACGATATCAGGGTGTCGATACCGACAAGATCAGCAAACGTGTAAGACGTAGAACAAGACGGAAACTAAACGGAAGTTTTAGAATATAGTTCCTTAGAGTTCATGAATCTGCCGGATTCGTGAGCTCAATAGGATTTATAAACGCTAAACAAAAGGAGGTTTTACCATGAAGGCTAATACAAGGGAAAGAAACACTATAAGCGGAGCTGGTGAGGTTGAAAGATCCTTTAATAAAAACCCATTCGGGATAGTAAAGTGCGAGTGTGGTCGAAGACACGTAACAAAAGTCGGTAAAAAGTGTGTAATCTGCCGGAGAGAAGAAAAAGATAGTAAATACTGTCCTAACTGTAATCAGGCATGGATAGTACACAATGACGATGGATCATGTGTAAAGGACTAATAAAGTCTAAAATTCTTAATTCCTTAGAATCCATGAATTTCGTAGAGTTCATGGATTCAATAGGATTTATGAATGCTAATATTAACAAACAAAAGGAGGTTTTGACATGGAAAATTTTAATGACATAATTGAAGCCATTTACGTGATCGAGGAAAAATTAAGTCTATTAGAATCAACGTTTGGGCAACAACTCGATAATTGTTCTCCAAAGTGTCCAGAAATCAGAAAAAACATTCAATCGATGATGAATATGGTTATTGAAATGCAGTTACCGATGAAACTTCGTCAGAGAACTATTTCAAAACTTTATGATGAGGCTTTACAAGAGGATGGAGATCGATTCATTGAAAACATACCACTTCTAAGCTTGTAACCCGCCAGTGTACACGAATTACACAGTTCGTGTACACAATGAGGGCTATAAAGCTTTCACAACTATTTTATATTAGGGAGGTTTTATTATGGATAATGTTAAAGTCGCTATTGATGAAAAGAACGTAATGACTATCACGGTTGACCTTAAGAAGAAGGGCAGTCCTTCTAAATCCGGGAAAACTATTGTACTTGCTTCCACAAGAGGTAATCAGTCCTTTGACACAGGCAAGGGTGATGTCGTTATCGGCGTTAACGTTTACAAGTACCCAGAAGAAAAGAAGTAAAGGGTTCTTGTAATTCCTTAGAGTCCATGACTCCGCAAGGGTTGTGGATTCTATAGGATTTACAATTATTAATAACTAATTAAAAGGAGGTTGTCATGCCTAATAAAAGAAAAGAACGTGCCCGGAAAGAAATCAGGGAATCGCTTGAACGTCTGACATGGGTTAAAGATCATCTTTATAACGATAAAAAAATCAAGGAAGAAGTTATAAACGCTATCACCATAATCGATAGTTTTCTTTGTGACCTTGATGACGGCTGGGTCAAGAAAGGTATAACTATGTTTGAAGGTTATACCAGAAAAGAGTTAAAGACGGCTTTTGATAGGGTTGCTCATGTGGATGATTGGAAAAAACCGATTTATAAAAGAGTCATGAAAAAAGATCTTGATGTCACGTTATCAGCTATCCGGTATTATACGGCCACCTTACCAATTGTTACTTCGGTTCCGGGTCGGCCTGATGTGTATGTTGAATCTGAAGGTTATCGAGAAGGGCCAGTTGGTGATCATTAACATAGTTCCTTAGAATCCACAATTCGCGAGGTTTGTGGATTCAATAGGATTTATGATTTATTAACAATTAATTAAAAGGAGGTTTTTATGAGAACTTTAAGCAAACCGGCTACTACTATCTTTAACAAGATTATTGAATCAATCCCGGAAGGCAAATCTCATACCAAGATCGATAATTGTAACAAATCGTTTATGCCGCTCTCAGTCGAAAAGATTAATACCTATGATATGGGAACGGAATACAGCCTGTGTCACTACTTTGAGCAAAACGGTGATCTTTGCCAAGATCCGGAAATGACTTTTTTAAGACGTGAGAACGGTTCAGTCTGTCCGATGTCGTTTCAAATGGCAATCCCCCCAATCTATGAACGGTCTCTATTTTATGACTACAACGATGGTGATTGGAAAATCAACAGGAAAAAACAGTCTGAACATACGACATTCGCTAATAAGTGGTTAAGAAACATCAAGTTACAACAGAATCTTTAAATTTTTATCAATGCTCCTGAACGTGGAGGACTCAGGGGCATGAATAAGGACTTAAACATCAAAAAAAAGGAGGTAAAATATCATGACACCAGCAGAATTGAAACGTTTAACCTATGGAACAAATCCGTACTTTTTCTCTCGATCAACTATGAAATTTTTTGGTGATACCATGAAAAATTATGGTGTACGTTCTACAGGGGATAATTGGGAACTGTACCGCAAACGTCCTGTCAAACACGGACTCAATTCATCCGCATACTTTGACAAGACAACATTTAAAAGAGTTTTTTTATCTTAATTCCTTAGAGTTCATGAGCTCGCGAAGTTCGTGGACTCGATAGGACTTAACGAACACCAAACAAAAAGAGGTTTATTATGAGTGCATTTTTATGTGATGCAAAATTATTTAATGAGATAGCCGAAACATTAGCTTCTTATGCTGATCAAGACCCATTTGCTTTTTCTGCAACTGCCCATGCTTCAAAATTTATATTAACACTCAGGGTTATTGAAAACGATAACGGTAGCCGTGTATTACATCCTAACATACAAGCAAAAGCTGCCGTTTTTGCTCGACAACTTTATGATATGAATCTCGAAGCAATTAGCCAACGGTATGAGGATGGAATCAATGACGGTTATGACTATAAATACGAGTCCTGTTTACCGATGGAAAATCAATATCAACTATTCGCTAATATTCGATGTTTGATATATCAATGTAACGAAGGAGATGTGCCGGAAACTGATCTGTTTAAAAAACTTGAAAAAATTTGTGACGCTTTAGCTTACGATATCATTACCGAAACCGATGAATATAAAGCTACTTCTTGGGGCTAATGTCGTACTATAGATTTTATTAAACCCTCACCATGCTCCTGAAATTGGAGGACTCAGGGGCAGATTGAGCGTTTAATATTAACCGTAAAAAAGGAGGTTTGAAGAGGAAAATGAAACTAATTAAAAATGTTACATTAAAAGAAATAGCCGAAAATGGTGATCAGCTTTATGCTTGGGAAAAGCCACATCAAACACTCAGAACTTTTTTATGGCTAACAGGATGGACTCGAAACAAAAAAGCAAAAATTGGCGATAAAGGATGTCTCAAATATATTCGTTCTTCTTGTCATGGATTATGGTTTTTTAAAAGGAGGCACACAGAATGAATGAACTAACGAAGCTAAAACGGCTGTTCAAAAAGATCGAGGATAAGTATGAAAAAGAAAAAAGTCTGATCAAGAAAAAAAGACTGTTCAAAAAGGCTGTAGCTATAGAGAAACGGATCTCGGAAATAACTTTATAAAGGAGGTGACAAACGTGCATGACTTATACACAAAATTCATATTAACCGTGATCGCAATCTGTCTTATATGGATAACCATAAAACCATTTGTGATTACACCGGTACATGCGGATTCAACGACAAAAGTGGATATTGTTAAGGTAGGCGGGGTGTCTATCTATAACAGATCACTACCGGTATATATTAAATAAAAGGAGGTGCACTATGAGTATTGAGATCAGATTCAAACTATCCAATGGACAGCAGAGGATATTAAAACCCCTTCAGAAAAAAATGCATGAAGCATACCTAAAAGGTACAAAGGGAGCCCTCATGCTTCAAATCGAAGATAACCTGAAGGAAGCCATTGGCTGTTTTATCCCACATGAAATATGGAAAAAAGTTAACGGAATACTCGAACCGTGGCTCACAAAACAATTGGAGGTGCTCGATGAAAAAAAGTCATAAACATACTGAGCTGTCCGATAAGGTTTGTCGTGATTGCGGCAAGCGTCTTAAGAAACGGCTTGTCGAAACTAAATCTCCAAAACACATAACCCGGTGTTATCCGCATGGTAGAGTCTACCGGCTGAAACATCAACACGATAAGGATAAAACTCAAATACGTGTACCGCCATCAAGGCGAAAGGAGAAAAAATGATGTTAACTTATGAAAAAGTCTTAAAAGAGGAGTTTGAACGACACGCTGAGACCGTGAAACTAATTAAACGGTATGAACCACTATTTGAGATCGTTCATGAGTACGCTGAGAAGTTTTCCGAAAATCATCAACATGATGGTAATAAAAGACATTCGGATTTAACCTTTGCCCTTAACTCCGGTACTATTAACGCATTGTCTCTAAACCTTTATCTTGCACCGGATGATAAAATCATTAAAGATATCGGTTGGATTGTTGAAGAATTAAAAGATTCCGCTAAATTTGAATTCATAAAAGAAGGTGACTATATCGAAATAGGATGGAAGGGCTGGCGATTTAAGTTCAAAGATAAATACATGGGTGAAGAAAGTAACAGCCCTGTAATCTATCCAGAGTTCTTACTTCGAGTATGGTTTGGTAATTCACGACACTGTAAGAAAGTCGGTACAGGCAAATTTGAAGAAGTGATGAAAGTCGAATGTGAGGAATAAGGAGGTGGTGTAAATGGTTAAATGAAGCGGTATCACAAAACAGGTTCAGATCTCGATACCTGATTCACTATTATCCAAATTAAGGGAACGTGCCAAGGAGGAACACCGATCTCTTTCAAATATGGTTACAGTACTCTGCTATGAAATATTTGATAAGGAGGTTGAAGATGAAGACCAAACACTTTGAACGGATTATCTGGATCATAATACTATTCTGTATCGCGGTTCTGATCGTAAGGAACGTTTTCTTTTATCACCTGTAAAGAAAAAGGGGATGTCAATTATTTGACATCCCCTTTTTTATGCACCTTCGCAAAAAATCCTTTATATATAGGGGAAACATAGACCAATAAAAAAACCAATGGACGAGAAACGCCTACAACCTTTACCACAGCGGGTTTACGAGGGGTCTTTTAGTATTGGTGAGATTTCACAACAATTTTAACCTTTTTTGACCATCTTCAGGCAAATTTTAGCTGAAAAAAACATTTTTAAATTTCAGTAATGATTTTACAGATTTAAAAATCAATCTTACAAAAATGTAGTTTGTAACACTTCACAAAAAAATGGTGTTACAAACTATCCGTAATACTTACGCAGGTTTAAGGTGTAACTGTAACATTTGGATTTTTTCGTCTGTTATTTCCTATATATAAAGAAAACAAATAGTTCCGGCGTTTTGTAACATTGTAACACGTAAAAAAATACAGAAATAAAAAAAATGTTCGAAAATTTCAACCTCGACTTTTTAATTTTTTAAAACAAACTCAACGTAATGTTACTGGTGTTACAAACCATGCATATCTATCTGAAATCATTAGAAATAGTTTGTAACATTTCAACAATTTTTGGTGTTACAAATTCTTGTAAGTGTGCGGAATCATTGAATTCGGTTGTAACATTATACCCCTAAAAAAGTTTACATAATACTGATAACATAGGACGTAAAAAATACAAAAATGTCGGTTTTTTGTTATATC